CCAGAATCGCCTTCAGGCCTGACAGAATCGTCGGGTAATCGACCGAGGCCATTCACTGCGTCCCTCCTTGAATCTGCCCCTCGATGCCCTTGACGACCTCGCCGAGCAGTTTCTCGCCCTGCTCCACGTTCGGCAGCACCGGCCGCGGCGGGATCCCCGGGTGCTGGACCTCCTTGCCGAAGAAGATGTAGTCGCCCTTGCCGCCCTTGCCGCCGCGCAGGATGCCGCTGCCGCCCTCGAACATGAATGCCCCGGTGCCGCCGCCAAGACGCGCCGCCAGCACGCGCGCGTTGCGGACCCTGATCGTGTACGGGCCCTTGCCTGCGAACGTCCCAGTGCCCTTCTCGAGCCAGTACGCGAGCGGGACCTTCGCGGTGCCGATCTCGGCGATACCCTTGCCGGGGCTGATGAACGTCCTCGTGACCCAGCTTTGGCGGTATCCGCCCGTGTCCTGAAGCGGTGCGGACCCGCCGTGCTTGCGCATCGCCACCGTCCCCCAGGCAAGAGGTGCCCAGGCCCCGCGCCCCTTGGTCCGGAAACTCTCATCCACGAACCCCTGCAGCCGCATCGCAATGGCGTTCAGGATCGGCTGCATCCCGAGCGCCTTCAGCACCCGCTCGATGCGCTCCCGGGCGACGACGCTATCAACTGAGATCGTGATCGAGCTCATCAGAGATCCCTGTCCGAGAGGATGGTGTCGATCTTGTTCGGATCCTGCACGGACTCCGTCCACGGTCCCTCGTGCATCGTCGGGTTGTAGCCGTCGGTGGTCGAGTAGATCACCAAGTCTGTGGTGTCGGCCGACAGGATCGCGCCCGAGGAGTCCACCAGCTGCGCCTCCCCAGCGGCGAGGGCATCGAGCATCTTGATGTCGTCCAAGTGCGCGGTCTGCATCGGCGAGCGCCCCTGCTGGGCCGGCGGGAACTGCACCAACCCGCGCTCGACCGCGATGCGGTACACGGCCTCGCGCGTGGCAATGGCGGTCAGGATCGGGCAGTCCACCGTGAGGGGCAATTTGTAGCGGCCCCCGATCTTGGAGTTGATGTCGGCCTCAACCATCCCGATGAAGTGCGAAATACCCGCCGACTGCAGCGTCGTGACGCTGTTAATCGGCGGGAACGTCAGCGCACAGAGACTGACGGTGGTGTAGCTGTTCGGGAGGGCGGCCGGCATGGTCAGTAGTACCTGCTCGCGAAGGGTTCGGCTGCAACGCGGGCACGGAAACTGACCTCAGCCTCCATGTCCTCCATGTTGGCGAAGCGGATCCGCTGGGCGCCGTTGATCTTGGCCTCCATCTTGTCCGCACCGACCTGCAGCGCGAAGTCGAACCCCTCTCCCAGAATCGACACGGCCTGGCTGTAATACTGCGTCGGGTCCGAGTTCGTGAAGTGCCCCTTGCCGCGGAAGTGCTCGCGCCACAGACTGATCACGCGATGGCACCGTTCCCGGATCTGCGGCGTCACCCGCTTGCCGTTCATCTCCAGTTCGTAGGTGCACAGCATGATCTCGTCCCGCATGATCATGTGCTTCTGCAGCTTGCGATCCGGGTAGCGCTTCTGGTCGGCCTCGAGCATGGGGTAGTTACGCATGAACCTGGCGCGCCGACCGGACTCGATCAGGTAGCCGACGTGCGCGATGTGGGAGTCCCCGATCACGATCGTGCGGCCGGGCCCCTCATTGACCTCCGACTCCGGGTGCTCATGGATCATGCCGACGAAGCGCAGTTTCCCGTTGTTGCGGAACAGCCGCACCGGCAGATCCGGCTCGAAGAAGGTGTCCACCGCGAAGTGGTGCTGCCGGATCGAGTAGCCCTGGTAGATGTTGCGGCGCAGGAACTTGGTCAGTGCCTGGGGCTGCAGCAGTTTCTCATCGGTGTCGATCCACAGCACGAAGTCCTGCGTGCACTCCTTGAGGCCGATGTTCCGCGGCGTCTCGAACCCCTCGGTCTTGGGGTCAACGCCGGGCACTACGATGAGGCGCGGGAACCAGTGCTTTCGGGTGCCGTCGAGCTCGCCCCAGCGGTACTGCTCCACGATCCGCTTGGCCTCATCCGACAGCCCGCAGTCCACGATGACGAGCTCATCGACCAGGTTCTCCAGCGACCGCAGGCACCAATGCAGCGTCTCCTCGGCTGCATCGCCTCCGGCCATGATCGAGGCCGACACGGTCTGCCTCGGGCGCTGCAGCCACAGTTTGCGGTCCCAGTCGATCTCCCCGAACTTTCCCCGGGTCGCCTCAGTGACCACGAAGGTAGTCACGATCCAGCCCAGCGGCTCATCGCTCTCGCCCGACATCCCGAAGGGCATGACACGCTTCGTGACCTCTCCCTCGAGGCCTTTGACGTCGAGCAGTTCGTGCAGGTCGTGGAGGTCGAACTCCCAGACATGGGCCCGGAACGGGTACCGGCGGTAATCCGAGTATTCCCACGGCCCGAATGGGGTCGTCAGGTACATGATCCCGCCGTCCTTGAGCAGGCGCTCCAGAGCGCGCATGACCCCGACCGGATCCGGCACATGCTCGAGCACCTCCTGCGCGAGGACGATGTCGTAGCGATCCGAGAACTCGGGCAGGGACTCATCGGCGAGCCGCTCGAAGTCTCCGACGACCCCGCGCCAGCGGTCTGAGACCCCCAGTTTCTCGGCGAACCCGTAGGCCATTTCGATGCCGCGCTGGTCGATGTCCACCCCGGTGATCTTCAGCCGCGGCAGTTCCTTGAGCAGGTTCGTGGCATAGGCCCCGTGGGCGCAGCCGTAGTCCAGCACGGACAGCACCTGGCCCTCAGGCAAGGTGTCGATGCGGGACTGCAACCACTCCCGCAGCGCGGCGTAACGCGGTTCCTGCGGTGCCCAGTTGATGACGTCCGGGTTGTGGGTGGCCCCGATCTTCTCGTACTGCTTGCGGAATCCATCCGGCTCGTCGATGAAGGCCCAGTCCCGGGCGATGATTTCCCGGATCCCGGCGCTTTTCGCGTCGTCCAGCGGCAGCTGCTCGAGGCATTTCTTGGCCGCGTAGATGTCGCTGTGCCGCCAGAAGTGGTTGGCCAGCGTGGCCTTGTCGGAAGACGCCGCAGTGATCTCGCGCTCGAACAGTTCCGACCACTCCTCGGCGACGCGATCCCAGTCCAGCGTGGCGCCGTGCGCGAGGCCAGTTTCGGAGGCCTGCTTGTGTGCCGCCGGATCCCGCATGTACTTGAGGCAGGCGTCGGCGAAGGCGTCGAAATACTCCGGCGTGTGGTCGCCGCTCCAAGGCACCAACGTGCCGGCACCGGCCGCCAAGGTCTCCGGCAGCGCGCCGCGCGCCGTCGAAACGAACGGCAGTCCGCAGGCCTGCGCTTCCATGGCCGAGATGCAGGAGATCTCATCGAAGTCCTTGCTGATCTTCGAGGGTACCGGGTAGGCGTAGACGCCGGCTGTCAGGTAGGCCGAGTAGAGCTCGTGCTTCCTCAGGTGCCCGAGGTAGCGCACGGAATCGCCCAAGCGATCGGCCAGCATCTTGCAGTGCGCGTAGAAGTCGGCGAGGTGATCGACCGGGTTGTTGTAGGTCGAGAGGTACAGTTTCGCCTGCGGTTCCTTCTCGAGGATCCGGGGCATGATCTCCGAGAGCAGGATGTCGAGTCCACGCTCTGGCCTCGCCGAGTACACCAGCGCAAGCGGGTTGCGCTCGACCCCCGTCGGGAGGCCCTCGCGCGCGGCCTGCACCGTCCTGAGATCGACGCCGTTGCGGGTGACATGCAGGAGTTCTTCCGGCACGCCGTACACGGTCTTGTACTGCTCCTTCATGAACTCGGACAGCACGAACAGCTTGTCGAAGTTCCACGCCACCCCGTTGACGACCGGAGCGAACCGGCCCAACGCCAGGTCATGACTCCACAGCGCGACGAAGCGCGCGCGGCAATGCGCCGCCATGAGTTCTGGTTGACGCTGCACGATGCAGACGTCGTTGGTGGTGTACTCGGCGTACTGCTTGAACAGCCCCAGCGGCAGGTAATCGACGTCTGCGGCGCGTTCGTGCTCGCCGTTGCAGAACACCGTCACCCGGTGGCCGAGTCTCGACAGCGCGCGGCCCATGTAGTACCCGGCCGACTCAGAACCACCGATGGAGAGTTGATCGAATGTGCTGCCATTGAATGCCATGCCTGGCACGCAGATGGCGATGTCCAGCGTCTTCTTCATGCTGTCTCCTCCTCAGGAGCAGGTTGGAAAAACGTGGCCCGACAGGTCAGCGCATGGTCGGGCGATAGAGCAACTGGAAGTTTCGAGTGGCGGTCTGCGCGACGCTCATCTCGAGTCTGATGTTCGAGGGCAACTGCACATAGTCCGGGATCATCACCATCAGCGAGCCGGGACCGACGCGCAGTCTGAGATCTCCGCTCGCCGTGGGGTTGCCGCCGAACTGGTTCTGCTGCAGCCGGACGTAGTTGGCCGAGCTCGGGTCGTAACTGGCCCGGATCATCAGGTCCCCGGAGGTGACGACCGGACACCAGATCGCGTACGGGCGACCCTGCGCAACGGAGACGTCCCCGGATACGGATGCCCCGCTGGCAACGACGACCTGCGTCGGGCTGCCCATGGATCAGACCGATTTCCGGATTTCCCACATCACCGTCCCGCCGGGCGCTCGACCTTGGCCGTCGATGTAGCCGTAGGCGAACGAGACTCCATCGACGATGGAACTCACCCCGGTTTGGTAGCCGATGCCGGATCCGCAGGTCGTCGCGACCGAGAGTTGGGCGTAGATCAACTGCCCCGAGGCGACTGCCGCGGTCGAGATCGTCACGAAGGCCGTGCCGCTGTTCAGCGTCGTGAGGCCGGCGAAGGCGTTGGTCCTCGACGCCACCGAAAGCAGCAGCGGGTCCTTGAGCAGACCGCGCCGAACCAACTCGATGGGGTTGATGTGGCAGGCCAGAAGGCCCAGCACGAAGGCTGCGATCAGCCGGGTGGCGATGTTCAGCGTCGTCTTCATGACGTCTCCTTGCGGTTCTCAGTGCCTCGTGGCCGCCGCAGCCGCGCGAGCGGCCGACGCCGGACTGCCGAGCCGCGGCTTCTGACGCAGCGGCCCGCGTAGCATGTTTTGCAGCGCCGGGTTCTCGACCTCCTCCGCGTGGTCCGCGAGCTTGAACTTCGGGTCGGCCTTTCGGGCATCGAGCTCCATCTTGTTCCAGGTACCCCTCGGGTAGTCGTGATGCTCCCCGACCTGAAACCTCCCGAAGGCCTTGATGATTTTGCGCATCATGGCGAACTCCTCCTCTGCGACGATCAGTTCGTGGTCGAACCGATCAGATACGCCAGCTGCGCGGCGACGACCTTCTCGTCTTGGAAGTACCCGACCTCGGTGATCTCCGTCTTCTTGCCCGGATCCGGGTCGTTGTAGACCGAGGCGGCGTACGGCGCCGGGAACCCGGCCGGCTGGTACCGGAACGACAGGCCCATGGTCACCGTCTCCATGCCCTGCGCCTGGCCGACGTAGCACAGCAGTGCGTTGTGGCCCCAGACGTTCACGATCGAGGCCGTCGCGGCACCTTCCTTCGCGGCGTTCTTGATCGCACGGGAGACGAGCAGGTTCTCGACCTCGAAGCACTCCTTGAGCTCGGCGTCGTTCAGCATCCCGCCCTGCGTGTACTTGAACATATCGAGCAGGACCGGGTGGCGCTTGAGCAGCTTGTGCGTGTCGTAGTCGAGCAGCAGCGTGTTGGCCACGACCCCGGTGTTGTTCCTGATGAACGCATGGCCGGTCGAGACGTCGCTGATCGGGTCGGAGTTGTTGTAGTCCGACCACTGCGCCGTGCCGGTCAGCGTCACACCGGAACCGATGTTGGTGATCGAGGTCACCAGGTTCGCGATGCGCTGCTCCATGTCCATCATCAGGTCGCCCAGCACCTTGCGCGCGGTACGCGCACGGAGTTGGATCGGGTTGTCGGCGGCATCCAGCACCTCGAAGGCGTTCTCCCCTGCCAGTGCGTAGTTCTTGCAGGAGTAGCCCGCGCTCGAGACGTCGAACTCGACGCGACGCGGCGAGGTCTTCGGCGCGCGGTGGGTCGATTGCGGCAGCCGCAGCCAAGTCGCCTTGGTGATCGTGTAGTAATCGCCGCTTTGTTTCGCGACCGGCACGACCGGGAACAGCATCGGGCCGACGAAGTTGCCGCGATCGAACGCTTCGACGCAGATGTTCGACAGCGGGACGTCGATGTGGACGTCGCGTGGCGTCAGGTGGCCGACGAGGCCAGCCTGGGCGTATGCGGCGACCGGGGCCGCCAGGAAGGCGCCGAGCCAGGTGAGGATTCGCTTGATCATTGCAGTATCTCCTTCGAGTGGTTGGCTCAGTTTCCGGTCAGGCCACGCTGCCCCAGCGCACCGGGGGCATCAGCAGAACCGTTCCGATCTCGCCGGCGGTGGTCAGCGTCTCGAGCGCACGGCCGATCACGACGTCGCCCGAGACCGCGTCGATGACGTGGCCCGAACTGTCGTAACTGACCGGCGCGCCGTTGGTCACCGTGCCGCCGCCGAAAACCTTCGAGACGCCGCTGTAGGCAACGATGGCGTCCTCGCCGTTATACGGCTTGTTCTGCAGCACGCCGATGGCGGTCTTCAGAGCTCCGGAGACGTTCACCTCCGAGGCGATGTTGACCGTGTCCTGGCCAGCGAGTCGGACGACGCCGTACTGGTGGTTGTTCAGACTCGCCGCGGCGGTGAGGCCGGGGATCGTCATTTGACTGCCGAACTCCGCCCACGCAGCGAGGCCGCGAGTTGCGAAGGCAGCGACGCCGGCCAGAGCGGCAACGAGAAGTTTCGTGATCGATTTCATGTCCTGTCTCCTGTCTCAGTGTTCCGGGTCGCTGTCCTTGTCCTAGCTCCGGGTGTTGCTGTGGTTCAGTGCGTCGCCTTCGTACCGCTTCCGCAGATCCGGATCGGCCTCGAAGACCTTGATCATCGCGCCCTCGTAGTCGAGGTCCTTGTCCTTCGCGCGAAGTTCCTTGACGCGGCGGTCGGTCTCGAGCGCCGGATTCTCGAACTCCTCGCTGCCGTCCTTGCGCTGATCCGATCCGGTCTGGGCGAGCGCTTGGAACAACTTCGCGCTCTGCGCGTTGATCTCGGCTGCGGCGGCATCGGCCACCGCGAGCAGGTCGCCATCGGTCTGCGTTTCTTTCCCGTCCTTCTGCGCGTAGACCTTGACCTTGATCTCCGGGTGCTCGATCGCGTAGGCGTACAGGCCCTTCAGCACGGAGCGGAAGGCGGGCACCTTGATGGCGTCCAGTTTTTCCTTCAGCGTCCTGGTGCGGTTCTCCTGCTCGAGCGTCGCGAGCCGGGCCTTCAGGGCCTCGTTCTCGGCGTCGGACGCATCGGCCTTCTGCAGCGCGGCCAGCGTCGCCTTGAGCTCGGCGCCCATGTCCGACAGGCGCTTCACCTCGGGGTCGTCTTCCTTTTTGCCCGACTTGAGCAGGGCCTCGAGGTCCTTCTCGAACTTGTCCACGCTCGCGCTCAGTTTCTTGATCTGCTCGGCGTTCTTGCTCATGTCCATCTCCTTGATGTAATTGACCAGCCCTTCGACGCGCTCGGCGAGCGTGGTTACCATCGCCTCGGCGTTCACTTCCAGTTCCTGCTCGAACGCCGCCTCGGTCTCGAAACCCTCGGCGGAGAACTCCATCTTGTGCAGCGGTTTCAGGCCGGCGACTGCCGGCACTTCCGCGCCCAGCAGGGCGACGGCCTTCAACGCGCGCCGGAACGTCTGGCCGCCGCGCTTGAGGTTGAAGTAGATCTCGCTGGAGACGCGGTCGTACTTGCGCTCGCGGATCGCCTGCACGACCGAGTCGTGCATGTCGGTGAAGTCGGCGAGCAGCTTGTTCCCGGCGCGCCGGAGATTGCCGATCCACCCGTAGGCTGGCGCACCGACCTTGTCCTTGGTGTGGCCGACCTTGACGGCGGGCCGCACGTCGAGCGAGTTGAAGGACTCGACCATGTCGTCGAGATCCTTCTCGGTGTAGGTGTCGCCGTTGTGGGTGCCGGTGGCGAAGATCTCGACGCCGCGGATCGCGTTCGAGAACTCGAGCATCATTTCCTTGTCCTCGTCGGCACCCTTGTCCTTGGCGTCCTCGGCGGCATCCGCAGCCTTGGCCTTCTTCATGGCCATGTTCGCGGCTTCTTCGCTGTCGTAGTCCTTGATCTTCTCGGTGCCGTCGTACAGGCACCACTTGTCGCCTTCCTTCTTGACCTTGTAGTCGCCCGGGGCCTCGGCGTGCATCTTCAGCACCGGGGGCAGCTGCTCGCCACCCTCATGCACCGAGTGCCAGGCAGCGCGCACCTTCGCGATGACCTTCGCGCGATCACTCGCGGGGATCTCGACCTTGTTGCCGCGGAACCCGGCGCCCAGCGCCGCCACGGCCATGCCGACCTGCTTCGCGGTGACCTTCAGACTCGGGGATTCCCAGAGGCGCAGCTTCCAGGTGCTGGGCTCATCGGGATTGGGGACGTAGGCGTAAGCCTGCCGGGGGAACTTGACTCCGCCTTCGGTCTTCATCGCGTCCATGAGCGCGGAATGTAATGCCCCGCAACCCCCGCCGCATAATGCTTACCGACTAGAATCCGACACTTAGGCCGGATGTTTCACGTGGAACGTACCCCTTATCCTCCAGGTTTCACGTTCTTGGCGAGCCGCTCATTGCGCCACCTGGCCTCCGCCGCATTGCGCGCCCTGGCCTCGCGTTCTTCCTCTGACATGCCGCTCGCAGTAGCTGCGCCGCCCAACCGACCCAACGCGACGGCCGCCGGGTTCTTCTCACGCCATTCGCGCCCGCAGGCGTTGTTCGTGCAGCGGTAGTAGGCCTGCCTCGAGGCCGTGCCCTCACGCGAGAAGACGCTGGGCGCCTGGCACGTCGGGCACGGTTTTTTCTCGGTCATCTCCGCTCCGTCGTCTCGAACACTTGGTCTCGATTGATCTCACGCATCACTTTGCGCCCGGACGGAAAGCCGCACCTCGCGCAGTTCATGCCGGAGGTAGTGCGTTCCGTCCTTCCTTCCACGGTGCACTGGCACGCGATCATGATGTACATCTCCTCGAACCCTGAGGAAACCGGATAGAAAGCGCTGCTGCCGATCTCATCGCCAACCTTCATGGCACCTCCATGTGGCACTTCGCGCAGCCCTTCTCGGCGTTGCCCCACGGGCGCAGAACGAGACTCTGAGGATCGTCTCGAACGGTTCCGACAATGCTGGTTCCGTCTGCGTCGAGGCAGCAGGTGGCAACCGTCCCATCGACCAGCACGACGCACCACCCGGCGCGCAGGTACTCGCACTTGATCGGAGGCGCCGATACCAACTCTGTCCAGTTCTTCTGGTACCCGGCCCAGTCGAAAGCTGCCAGAGCGAACGACCCGTTGATGCCGGCGAGCATGTGGTGCCGGCGCGCGACGGCGACCGCGAACGCGGCCTTCTCCGGACGGTGCAAGCTGATGAACACCGACGGCCGGTACATGGCGATCGACGCCGCCATCGTCTCGTCGAGCAGCAGCCCGTTCGTCGTGATCGTGAGCATCCGATCCGGGCCGATGACCTCGCGCGCCTTGGCGACGGCCTCGGCGAACCTCGGGTGCAGCATCGACTCGCCGATGCCGGTGAGCGAGAGCTCGGTCTGCGTTCCCCGCCTGACGAAGAAGCGCACCAGGTCGAGCGCTGCCTCGAAGTCGTCCCATTCCATGTCCACCTTCGGACGCGGCAACTCCGGGAAGTGCGGGCAGTAGTGGCAGCGCAGATTGCACCGAGTCGTGAGTTCGATCTGGTGAACGTCGCGCACTGGACGCGGATAGGACTGACTCATGCTGCCTCCTCGCGGTTCAGCTGCACGAGCTCGCGGTCAACGATGAGCCTGCGGAAGGACTCGTCCTCGTACTGCATCGTGTCGCGCTCGAGATCACCGAGGACGCCGAACACCGCCAAGCCATCGTCAGGGTGCTCTGCGATGAACGCATCGGCCTGCTCTACGGTCTCCCAGATCGCGCCGCCGCGGTACATCGTACCCCCGACCTGGCCCATGCCCTTCTTCTTCAGCGGCTTGCCCTCAGCTTTGCCCTTGGCGATGTCTTCTTCGCACTTGTCCTTGACCGCGACGGTGTACATCACTCGAAAATCTCCTTGTACCAAGTCCTCCCGTCATCGCCCAAGCGCATCGCCCAGACTCCCTCGCTGCACCATACTTCGCCGAACGCCTCGGCGACTGCCAAGGTCACGCCTGGATGATAGAGGCCGTTCCACTCCAAGTGCGCCTCGGCAACTGTGCGCTGCCGGTTGTCGTCGGATAGCTGCACCTCGAGGTCGTCCCCGCAGAGAATGCCGCCGGGCCTTACCAGTTCGCTGGCGTTGGCGATGTCGCTGATCACCGACTCATAGTCGTGCGCGCCATCGATGTAAACGAGGTCGAAGGCACTCTTGGCAAAAGCCTTCGGTAGATCGATCAATCGCCCTCGCGTCCACGTCACCGCCACACTCTCGGGCGCAAGCAGCGCATTGCGGCGGAA